GGTGTTATCTTCATGAGTGAGATTGCTATTGAATTTCAAAAGCACGGAGTAAAAGAACCAATTGCTATACCACAGAATATTGAACTACGTTTCTGGTTAGGAATAATTGAAGAAGCAGATTATTTCTTAGGTTGTGATAGTGTAGGTCAACATATGGCTTATGCTTTAGACAAACCGGCAACAGTGGTAGTTGGAAGTACGTTTAAAGAAAACATTTCTTACCCAGATGTAAAAAACTTTGATGTATTAGACATGGGTGAAGGTGCTAGAGTCTACAGTCCAATTAGAATTACAATGGACGAATTATCAGACAGAACTAATGAAGGCATTATGTGGATGAATGATAAGATTGAAGAAGTAATTGTTGAAAGTTGCTTGAAAGGTGCTGGACTCAAGAAGGATGACAAAAAGAAAAAGTAGACTTTTCGTTTTTGGTTGTAGTTTTACAATGTATGCGTGGCCAACGTATGCAGATTTCTTAGGATACGAATTTGACCATTATGAGAACTGGGGATTTCCTGGTTTAGGTAACCGTGCGATAGCAGAAAGAGTTGCCGAATGTCACATAAAAAATAAATTTACAAAAGATGATACAGTGATTGTACAATGGAGTACACACATAAGACATGACTGGCATACATTTAAAAGAAGTAAATTACAACGTGGTGATGCTATTAGAAACACAGAAGAGATAGGATGGAAAACTAAAGGCAGTATTTTTAATTACTTGAATAGAGAAAATTGTTATGATGACAAATGGATAGAAACTTTTTGGGATGAACATAGTTATTTTATGCATGGACAAAATAATATTATTTTAACACAAGGATTATTAGAAAGTACAGACTGCACTTATAGAATGTTAAGCATAGGAGACATGGAAAAGTTAGGAACTGATATGCCGGATTTCCCAGGCTTCGGAGAAACAACACAAGAACAAGTTGATGTGTATAAAGACAAAACAGAATTACAAGTATATAAAAATATAGATAAGACTAACTGGTTAGAACCTTTAGGATTGTTTGCATGGAAAAATAAAAAAGAACAATATACATTTTATGACCCTAATACTAAAAAAGATTGGGTTGAAATGCACCCTAGTCATTGGCAACATTACAAATATTGCAATGAAATAGTTCGTCCAAGTTTGGGTATTAAACACAAAAATAACGATAAACAAGTTAGTACAGTTAATACTTTAGATAAACTTAAAGTTGAAAATAAGGACCTTTTAAGTTTTGAAAAAGGCATTTTAGAAAATATAGTTGAATATAAGCATATAGGATATTTAGGATTTTAATATGAAGAAACCAAGTCAGTGGATAGCGGGAATAGCCAGAGGACATAACGCAGGTGTATGTTTGTTGAAAGATGGTAAAGTAGTATTTTCTATAGAAGAAGAAAGATTAAGTAGACACAAATACGACGGTGGACCATATGCGTCCATGATGAAAATTTTAGACTATACGGACAAATTAGATTATCTTGTTATAGCACATACACAAAACCTAGATGCAACAGCAGGTAAAGTAGACTTTACAGGTGATGATGTTTATACAGGACTTGCACGTAAAATGGGATTAATTGATCGCAATCCTAAATTGTTACCTAAACACCCACAAGTTGTTGACTTGAGTTATTTCCATCACAAATTACACGCCGCATTAAGTTTTTACAATAGTGGATTTGAAGATGCAGTTGCAGTCATTGTTGACGGAGCAGGAACTTTCTTTAGTGCAAACATGGGAGGAGATCCAAACAACAACACAACACTATGGGAAACTGAATCAATTTATAACTGCGATTATCCTGTAGATTTTAAAACCTTATATAAACACTTAGGTACAACAGGACCATTGCTAGGAGCAGAATATCAAAACTTTAGCGGAGACTTTTTTGCAGAAAAAGATAACATACCAGAAATTGTAATAAGCGAAACAGCAGGAATAGTAAAAACATATGAAGCGGTAACAGACTATTGTGGATTTAGTTTTATTGAAGCAGGAAAAACAATGGGACTATTCCCATATGGAGAACATCCTAAAGAAGTTCCTGCATTATTTACGAAAGGACAAACACATCCATTAAGTGATAGAAATGTTATTGTACCAACATATCCAAACGGTGCATTAGTGAATAGAAATTATTTTGAATTTTTAAGAGATAGACATGACCAAGATGAAGATGTTACAAAATTAAAAAATCGCAGAGACATGGCTTATGCAGTACAAACACAAACACAAGAACAAGTTACAAATTTAATTAAAAAAGCAGTAGCAATGAGCGGTAAGAAAAATGTTGTATTAAGTGGCGGTTATGGATTAAATTGTGTTGCAAATTATCATTACCTTGAAGCATTAAAAAATGAAGGAATTGACTTATATGTTGAACCCGTAAGCAATGATGCAGGAACGGCCATGGGTGCGGCACTGTTACAATACAGAACTATTGCAAGAGATAGGACTATAAATGAACAAGTTGATACTTTGTACAATGGTCCTATCTATAATTACGATGAAAAAACATTTAAAAAATTAGCAGAAACTTATGAAGCAAAAATTGACACTGAAATTGAAAATGATTCAATAGTAGAACTTTTAAACAACAAAAATATTGTTGCTATATTCCAAGGTGGAAGTGAAAATGGTCCACGTGCTTTAGGTAATAGAAGTCTATTGTTTGATCCTAGTTATGCTGATGGTAAAGATTATGTTAATAAAGTAAAACGTAGAGAATATTTTAGACCATTTGCAGGAACAATTCTGGAAGAAGATGCACATGAATGGTTTGATTTAAGAGGCATGAAAAGTTCTCCAACAATGATGTACGCAGTAAACTGCCAACCAGGCATGGGTGAAAAAATTCCTAGCATTATTCACGTAGATGGTACTTGTAGAATACAAACTGTAAATGAAAAACAGAACAAAAATTACTATGATTTGATCAAAGCATTCAAGGAAAAAACAGGACTTCCAATAGTGTTTAACACTTCCTTCAATTTAGGTGGTGATCCACTGGTAGAAACACTAGAAGATGCACTGCATACCCTAGCAAAAAGCGACATAGAGTACCTATATTTGCCTGAGTACAAGACACTTTTTACAATTTCCAACTAGACTGCTTTTCCGATAAATACATACATAAAGGGGTATAAATGTTTAGTTTAGATAAGTTTTTTGGCAAGGGCACTAAAGGTACTGTACTACTTAAAAATGGTACAAATTTTAGTTATCACGGTCCTTGGAAAAAAGTAACAACAAATACTGAAATAGATAGGTTCTTAGTCAATGATTTTTGTGCCGCAGAATATACAATAGTCATAGATTTATCATCAAGTGCTAAAGAAATAATAAAGGCACTTGTAGTAGCAGGTCCTAATGATGCAAACGTAACCATATATGGTAGATCAAATTTAAATCAAGACCTATTAACGTTAACAGCAACCGTAAGTGATTCAACTGTGACATTAATTGCAAATGCACACACATCAGCAGATAGTTCAGAACTACGTGGATCTAAGATTATATTTTCAGCAAATTACTATCAAAACCAAAATATACCAATAGCAGGGTGAAACAGATTCAGATAAATATGAATAGTTGGAGACAGAAACATGGCAATCACATATAATCCATTTGAATCAGATTACGGTTTTAAAAGTCCAGGCTTTTCTGTCGACGTCAACGGAAATGTTACACTTAGAAGTGTTACGTACACACTAGAACAAGAAGAAGCGGCAGTTGATAACCAGTTTGTAGTAAGACAACTAGGTGCTGTTCCTTCAGCAGAATTTACTATGGATGAACAGTATGTAACTGGAACACAGATTTTACAAAACAATCCAACAATTACACTTACAAGAGGTACTACATATTCATTTAAGTTAATGACGTTACCCCAACTTACTTTCAGTTTATTTTTTAGGACTGATGATAACCCTGTCGTTAACTTACAAGGTATTGGAAATTGTGCATACTACAACGATGGTGTTAGCCACAATACTAGTGCAACACCTCCTGTTACAACAACAGGTGAACAAGCACAAACAAAAGCAAATGATACAACAACTTTAAATTTAAGTCCAACTGCTCCTACTAATTTATATTATGGAAACGCCGACGGCAGTGTGTTTGGAACAATTAACACAGTTGACCCAACTATCACTGGTGTAGGTAGTTTTAGTAGTTTACTAGTTACAGGTGATGTTACTATGCAAGGTCAAGATGCTGATTTAGTGTTATCACCACAAGGTGCATACGGTACTGTTACTATAAATCCAGCAGGTGAAGGTACTATGAGTAACATGAACGTAAATGCACTTACTATGACAGCAAGTGAAAACGTTACATTCAATGGTGCAAACGCAAATTTAACACTTACACCAACAGGAACAGGTGCTATTACTTTAACAAGTGCGGCGGCAGGTACAATTAATAACATGAGCATAGGACAAACTACACCTAAAGACGGATCGTTTGTAAACTTAAATGCCAGTTCTGGGTTAAATAACACTGTAATTGGAGATGTGACACCCAAGACTGCTACGTTTACATCTGCTGTTACTCAAGCAACTCCAACCACAGAGTTGCAGATAACGAATAAAAAATATGTAGATAGCAAGGCAACCGCACTAGCGATTGCACTAGGAGTATAAAAGTAAATGGCTAAGAAAAAAGTAAATGAATACGTATTTCAAACTGGTATTCCATTTTCTGACAGTAGACGTCCTAATGCGTATTGGTTAATTCAAAACAATGTTGAATTTATCAAGGACGAAGTCCGTGCCTACATAAACGATAATATTACAAGACAGGCTGTTACAAGTCAATTTACTGTTACTAATGCAACCTATGATCCAACAACAGGATTCATGGTTGCTACTATAGGTTCACATAATTTATTACCAGGCGACCAAGTTATTTTCGCAACAGGTTCAGTAACATTTACAACTGCTCAAGATGGTGGGTCTACTCAGTATGCTTATCCAAGAGCAACAGGCGCCGGTACAACAACAGGTTGGGATCCATGGTACAACAAGCCAGTTGTAATCACAGCGACAGGTTCTGATTCCATAACTTGTAAAGTAGGAAAGACTATTAACCAGACTGCACATACTTTTGTAAGTGCAACTTCTCTAGGTGTAACTAACGCATTTAAAGATTACGTAAACAGTAATGATGCTAAATGTGAAAGAGATATGGGTTACAATCTTATTGGTGGTGATCCTAAAAATCCTGTACAAGATCAACCAGGTGGATTGTTATTTGATTTAAGATACAATGGTAATGAACAAGGAAGATATCTTGCATCAACATATTGGGACGGAACAATTCCACAGATTGATGGAGATAGAAATCCAGAAAGAGCGGCAAAACAATTTTGTACTTGGTTAATCCAAACTCACATTTTTGGTAATACCGCATATACTACAAAACAAAGTCCAGTGGTTACATCACAAACTATTAATCTTGAATATGTTGCAGAAACAGATGCTTCAGCAAAGGTAGAAGAAATATTAGATGATGTAATAGGTGAAGTAATTTATTTTGGATTAGACAATATGCCTGCGTTATCAAACGCACAGGTTTCAAGTGTTAGATTTCCAACAAAGGTCACACTTGATAACGTTTTATTAATTACAAACACAACAACAAATGAGGTACTGTTTAACTTTAGTGATCCAACAGCAGGAGGTAGCACAGCCTACGTAACTGATTCTATTGAATTTACACCGTCATTTGAATATTTTAAAAAGTTTTTAGAAAATACAGATACCATTACAACAGTTTTCTTTGATAAGTCAACTGAAAACAAAACTTATCTTGCAAATGCAAGAACCATTATTACAAATAATAAAGAATTTATAAAAGATGAAGCAGTTGCTTGGGTTTTAGATAAGGTTAATACAGCAACTGGTGGATCAACATTTGATGGCTACACTTACACTGCCGCATTAATTGAAAGAGACACTGCAACAGAAATAGATGGTTTCGTTCATGATATGCAATATGGTGGAAACGAAAAAACAAGACTACAAGCAAGTAAGTTTTGGGACGGTCCCACACCATTAATAACAGGAACTAGAACACCAGAAAAAGAATTAAAAGAATTTGTAAGAGATTTAATTAATAATTATATCCTAACTAAAGCGGCATACAGTAGCAAACAAAGTCCAAGTGTTACAACACAAAACTTTAATGGCAGTAATGCAGAACTTGGGGCAACTGATAGAATAACTGAATTAACGACTATTATCACAACCACTATCACAGGTGGATTAACTACATTGCCTATTTTAGACAAACCAATTATTAATGCACTTACAGACAAAATACAGATTTTTGTAGACCAAGGTGATTTACAAGTTAGACCATATAACTTTGGTACAGATGCTATTGAAAGACAAAGAGTTGCAAACTCGTTGTCCATGCTTGACGCTGACTTTGAATACGGATTACAGCCAACGAAATGGCAGGCAATTGGTACACAAAGAGGATATCCAAGTATTTACGAGGTGCCAGGAACAGATACACAGGTTGTATCAGTAACAACAGATGCTTCAGCAGGATCACAAGGCGTTGGTCAAAGTTTAATTACAGTAACAACAGCATCAGCACATGGCTTTGAACCGGGCGTTCCTATTACAATTAAAGCATTGGCTAACAGTGTAGCAGGGGCAAGTAGAGCAGAAGGCTCATTTATTATTAATACTGTACCAACAAACTTTACATTTACATATTTTGCAAAAGCAAAAGTAGGAACCACTAACCCACAAACACTTTCAACTTATTACACACAATTAAGACAAGGTGGATTTTACACAGGTGCGTCCATTGGTGGACAAAATGTTGAATTTAGTATTATATCACAAGGATCAAACGGATCATTTATTGCAACACTAGGTATTCCAAGCGGATCAGATCAAATAGCATACACAGGAACAGCACCAGAGATTGGTGCTCCACTTCAAGCAGTAGGCGGTGGTATTACATTAGGTTCACAGGTAACTGGTACTGTAGGTACTGGTGGGATTGTTATTACTCCTGTAACTACAACAGATGTTGCATCAGGATCAAATCAGATTGTTGTAGAAAATGCTTCGGGCGTTGTTCCAGGTTTAGGTTTAAACAGAGGCGATGGATTTGCAACTTTTGTTACAAGTATTGTTGGAAACACAGTAACTTTATCAGATGCACTTACAGCCGACTATGTTGGTAACACAGTCCTATATCAAGGACTAACAGGAAGCAATGATAGTTCAATTGGTAACGGTGCAACATTTGATGTGTCTAGATCAAGTGGAACATACACAGTCGTACTAAATCAGCCTGGACAAGATTATAAACTAGGTGATAATGTTGTTATAAGTGGACAACAATTAGGTGGTGCAGATACTACTAACGATCTAAGATTAATTGTAACAGGCGTAGACACCGGTGGAGAATTACAAACATTTGACGATGAAGGTTCTGCTTTTGATGGTAACGGAACATTCACAAACGTAGCAGGTGAACTACAAGGTGGTATAGGTACTGGTGGTAACTTTGATATTACATACACAAATAACGTTTACTCTGTATCAATGGCTTCTCCGGATACATCAAGCGGTTACATAGAAGGTGATCGTATTAAGGTTGACGGTTTTGATGTGGGCGGACAAACAGTAACAAATGACTTGTTCATGAAAGTAACTGCAACTGGTACAGGAGGTTCTATAACTTCAGTAACAGCAAGTGGTACTGCTCCAGATGCCAGTGTAAACTATGCAAGTGTGGCTTACACATCAAACACTGCGGCAGGTGTTGGTGCTGACTTTAACGTTGAAAGAGTCGGAACAGGTGCAAACGTATTCATACCATCAGGTGGTACAGGCTATCTTGCAGGAGAAACATTTACAGTGCTTGGTTCAGAACTAGGTGGTCAAGACGGAGTAAACAATTTAACAATTACTGTTGCTACAATTGATATAAACGGAACAATTTTAACAGTTACTGATGCAGGTACAATGGTTAATACTAGAACCATTCCAAACTGGACTTCAGTTACAAACATAGTTGGTAATGGTGCAAAATTTGGTGTTAGTTTAGCAACACAAACTTACACACTAGACCAAATTGACGTTGCTGGACAAGATTATGGTGTTGATCAAACTATTATAATTAGGGGTACAGACCTAGGTGGTTCAACTCCGGCAAATGATGCCACACTTACAATAACAGCAGTAGGATCAAGTGGCGAAATTACTGCCGTAAATTTAACAGGTACTGGAGCGGCTGGTACAGGAAGTTACACAAATGTTTCTGGTAACAATGATTCCAACAGTGGTGCAAATGCAGTGTTTAATATTACACGTTCAGGCGGAACTTACAGTATTGTTACAGCAACCGATAACGGTAGTGGTTACAAAAAAGGTGACAGAATTGTTATTCCTGGTAACCAATTAGGAGGTGCAACTCCTACAAACGATTTAACTTTACGTTGTGATTTAAATTCAACTGAAGGTGACTTTTTAAATATACAAATTAGTGGAACAGCAGTTGCTGGAAATACTGCGGCGATGTACAGTTCAGTAACAATGTCTGAAGCGGCTACGCAGAATATTTCACCAAGTACAACGATATCATATAGTTCATTGGCAACTGTACAGTGTGACTTTCCAACTGCACACGGACTTGTTCCAGGAAACACTTTCTTAATAACTGTTGAATCAGACGATACGGTTAATAACCACAGTTTAGCGGCTGGTCCGTTCAGTGCAACGGCAGTTCCAACAACGAAAAGATTACAGTATCAGTGTAGAGCACCTGGTACAATTGACACTGGTACAGCAAACAGTGACCCAATACAGGGTTTCATTTATCCAAGACCAGATGCATTCTTTGTACACAGACCTTATGATGGAGGTGTACAATTAGGTACTGGTGGACCACAACACGGTTCACAAGCAATTAGACAGAGTAAAAAATATATTAGATACCAATCAGGTAAGGGTATCATGTACACAACGGGTGCCTTGTTTGCTCCAAGTTACGATCTATTACAAGTGACTGCAAACGCAACAGCAGTTGGTTCAACAATTACTTGTACAACAGATGATACGGATCATGGTTTACAAGTGGGTGGTGGTATTAGACTAATAGGTATTAACACTGTTGGTTATGATGGCGACTACATTGTATCAGATGTAAACAATGAAAGAGAATTTGAAGTATTAGCCACAAGTGCATTAGGATCAACAACTCCAGAATTAAGTGCCAAGGCACAGGTATCAGTAAAAACATTCCATGGTGCAACTGTACGTTCAGGATGTTTTGATGATCAAAACGGTATTTTCTTTGAATATGATGGCACACAATTTAGTGCTGTTCAAAGAACTGCAACATTACAGTTAGCAGGTGTTGTTGATATAGCGGTAGATACCAATAGTGTTACTGGTACTGGTACAAGATTTAGAGAACAATTAAAAGCAGGTGACAGAATTGTTATCAAAGGTATGACACACGTAGTAACGGATGTCATTAGTAATACAAGTATGTCAGTTGCACCTGACTTTAGAGGTGTTACAGATGTTCTTTCAAGTAAGTTATGTTTGATTCAAGATAAGAAAACAGAACAAAAAGACTTTAACAGAGATAAAATGGACGGTACAGGCGCAAGTGGATACAACATTGACATCAGTAAGATGCAGATGGTTGGGATACAATACAGTTGGTACGGTGCTGGATTTATCGATTATATGCTCAGAGGAGCAGATGGTAACTTTGTGTTTGGTCACAGAATGAGAAACTCAAACGTAAACACAGAAGCATTTATGAGAACGGGTAATATGCCGGTTAGATATGAGGTAACCAACGAAGGACCTGTTGGTAAATTAAGTGCAGACGTAACAGATGTTGCAACAGTATTACCGTTAGAAGACGCTTCTTTCTTCCCACCAGAAGGAGGAATAGTTTACATAGATAATGAGATGATACAGTTTACTGGTGTTGATGGGAAAAATCTTACAGGTTGTACACGTGGCGCACAGATGTCTAACTTTGCCTCAGGCGCAACAAGAACATATTCGGCGGGAACAGCAGAACCACATACTAGAAACACTGGAGTACCGTTAATTAGTAACACAATTAGTCCAATTATATCACACTGGGGATCTGCTTATATTACAGATGGTGGATTTGACTTTGATAGAGGATATTTGTTTAGTTATAAAGCAACAGGAACAAGTGTAAGTACAACAAGATATACTTCTTTCTTGATTAGACTAGCACCTAGTGTATCAAACGCGATTGTTGGTGACTTAGGTGAAAGAGAATTGTTAAACAGAGCCCAGTTGCTACTTGATGGACTAGAGGTTACTTCAGAACCAAATGCTTCAGGACAAAAAGGTGGTATTGTTATTGAAGGTGTGTTGAATCCACAGAATTATCCTGTTAATCCAAATGACATTGGTTGGGAAGGTATATCAGGACTAGCGTCAGGAGGTCAACCAAGTTTTGCTCAGATCGCCGCGGGTGGATCTGTTAACTGGAACGGTGGTGCAACACAGACAACTGCAACAGCAACAGTGGCAACAGATATCGACAGTGGTTTTAACTATACCAGAGGACAACAGTACAATGATAGATATAGTCCTATTACGATTGACTACTCACCAATACAAACAGTTGGTACTCCGTTGGTAGGATCATATATAGAATCACAAAATCCAACTAATGCCTTTAATGCAAACCAATATACTGTAAGTGGAGTAGGACCATTAGAAGGTAACGGCTTTAGATATAGAATATTCTACACAGGTCCTAATGGAACTAACAGAGCAAGTGGCTTATCTACGACAAGCACAAATTTGAAATTTATTTACAAAACGTACACAGGATTTACAAACAAATTATTGTTCACAAAAGCATCTTGGGACGCCTCAGGAGCAGGACAAGGTACAGAGGTTGCATCAAGTGACTTGAATTGGCCAGCAGGTACATTTGTACAGTCGGTTAATGCATTAAATCACAGTGGTACAGAGTTTTACGAAGTTACATTTAACCAAACATCGGTTGCAACTATAAGTGCTGGTGATACTGTGACGTTCTTATTTGGTAATCCACCTTATGCACAGCCAGGTGAAACAATATTTTCATTTATTGCACAACCAGGTGAAAGAGCAACACTTGATCTAGGTGACATTAAAGAATTAACTAATACAACACTAGGTGGAAGAGGTACTTTTCCAAATGGTCCAGACGTATTAGCGATTAACGTTTATAAAACTGCGGGATCGGCCGTAGATGCAAATATTATTCTACGTTGGTCGGAGGCACAGGCTTAACTTCTTCTGGTTTTTGACTATCACCAGGTATAATCCTATAATTATCTTCAACAGAGTCAGCAGTACTAACCTCAGTTACTGAACTATTAGGTTCTAGTGCTTCTAATTGGTGTGGTTGTAGTGGAGGATTGTGCCAAGTATCCCCAGGATTGAGTTCTTTACTATAAAGTTTCGCTTCTTGAGTGTCTATATACCTTAATAAAAATTTTCCTTGATTAACAAACCAAGATTCTTCCTTCTCTTTATGGAAGTGCATAGAAAACTTTGCACCTTTCTTTTCAAATACCATAATTTTACCACAATATTTGTCATTGGTTGCCCATATCAATTCATATCCCCAACCCTTAGGCACTTTTCCTTCTAATCGATTACTCATCTAGGTATTTTCCTTTAATTGAATTATAACTTCCTTTAAATTTACTTTGAAACTTAAGGTTTGACTTGTAACTCTCAATAAATTTTGCATCATCTTCATCTTTTACCGTATAATTTATTTTATCTAATTTTACAGGCTTGTACATTGCAATTGGCGTGCCTTTTTTCAGTAAAAATTCACCTTTTTTCTTAATTAATAATTGTTGGTTAATTTGGTGACTCCATTCTGTATATGTTAGTCCTGGAAGACACTCAAAATCTTCACTAAAATTGTAAAACATAGGCAGTTGCATCATGCCCCAGCCTTTACTTGTTTTTACTCTCCACGGACAATCTGTTTTTGCTACAACCATTACTTCATTTTTTACATTTTTTGGTGTATGGTCTAGAAACTGTTCTTTGAAATGCAATGACATTGTAAAACCTTCATTGCTACATTTCCAACCAAAGTCTTTTTCACTGACATTAAGATAAAAGTCTGCCCATAATGGAATAACAAAGGCGTCTTTGTAAAAATCAACTATGCCAGGACAATTTTTAAACGTTCCTTTGTCAAATGGATTGTCTTCTTCCAGCCATCTTGGCATTTTCTTGAACCAATCAGGAAGAAACTTGTTTGCTGGTTGTACTGGTTCTAATTCCGTAAGGCCAGGAACAGTACTCCACCACTCAACTTTAGGTTTTTTACTGCCTATCAATCCAGTCAATAACGTATTCAAACTCATAGTTTAAAATATCCTGTAATTTCTTATTATCAGCACAGGTATATGCTTGATAATTTTTTGCTATTTCTTTTGGCATTGGAATAAGGTCAACACCTACACTATATTTGTGTGCAATTTTATATGCAATGGTTTTAAAACTTACTGCTTCTCCTGTACCAACGTTGAAAATACCACTTTGATCAACGTCTAACATTTTTTCGTGTATTTTACAAACGTCTTCCACGCTTACAAAATCACGTTTGTAGTTTCCACTGTTTTCAAACAGTTTAATATCTTGATCTGCTTTTGCTTGTTTGGTAAATTTACTTACAGGACTCATTTGATCACCTTTATGATCTTCTCCATTCCCATAAACATTAAAATATCTAAAACCTTGTATGCTGATTTTAAAGTCTTTAATATAACTTTGCACAAACCTATCAACAAGATACTTTGACCAGCCATATGGACTTTCAGGATGTAAAGGTGCGTTCTCATTAAAGTTATCAGTATTGCCATATAAGTTTGCAGTACTAGAGTATTGCATACTTGTACCCATCATGTCACAAAGTTCTATAAGTTTCATAGTGAAATCTGTGTTTTGTGTCATGATCTTTTCAACATCTGTTTCTGTGGTACTGCTTATGGCACCACAATGTATGACTCTATCACATTGTGAAGGATCAGGATACTTATTAGGTATGTAAGTCCACCCTTCGACCTGATGTCCTGCATTCACTAGATGACTTGCAACTGCATTTCCTATAAAACCATCTGTACCAGTAACTAAAATTTTCATTGTTTCATCTTTTCTATTGTTTCAGTTGTACTATGTCCTTCAATAGTTGGAAAAATTACAACTTTTGCAAGTTCATTACCAACAGTGGTTTCAACTGTATAGTCTCCACCTTTAACAATAATATCAGGACGTATTTTCACTATTTCATCTATTGGTGTATCACCGTCAAATATAACAACATCGTCAATAAATCCTAATTGTTCCAAAGTTTCTTTACGTTTAAATTCGCTATTAATGGGTCTAGTTTCTCCTTTTAAACGTTTTACACTACTGTCGCTATTAATACCTACTATCAAACGTTTACCAAGCGTTGCGGCGTGTCTAAGAAGTTTTAAATGGCCAGTATGCAGTATATCAAACACTCCATTAGTCCATACAACTCCTCTGTTTAAGTCATCTTCTGTTACCACAGTGACTCCTCTTTTTTCAACTACACGTGAAGCACCATAACAAGCAAGGCTACATGAATCTGGAACACTTTTTCCTTGGTTTATTCCATGTGCGATTATTGCCATTACAGTATCGCCTGCTCCTGACACATCAGCGACCTCTTGTACTTCTTCTTTACAATGCCAATTATCTTGTGCATTGATAACGTGTATTCCGTCTGCACCTGCTGTAACAACAAGCCAGTCCCATTTATATTTTAATAAATTTTCTCTTGCATTTTCATATGAAAATTCTCCAAACCATTCTACATATTCTTTCATGTTTGGTTTAACTAAAAAAGCACCAGTGTAGAATGAAGGATCTTGTTTAGGATCAACTAAAACCATTGCACCTTTTTCTAATAATTTACTTACAGTATCTTTCCTAACTGCACCTTTATTATAATCACTGATTACAACTGTATCATTTTGCTGAACAGCATTTAAAAATTCTTTTTCTGCGTCATCACATTCACATATTGAATCAGTATCGAATCTACAAATTTGTTGTCCTTGTGTGCTTACTATACGAACTTTACTTGTTGTGGCTTCTAAACAACTTGTTAAACAGGAACAAACATTTGTGACTAATAAAAGTTCTAAAAATTTATTTCCTTGTTTGTCTTTACCTAATGGTCCATACAAATCAACCGGACCATTTATACTTGCAAGATTTACTGCTAAATTTCCTGCACCGCCAACATTACATCTATAATCATTTTCTAATAAAACCGGAACAGGCGCTTCTGGACTTATACGGTCCACTGATCCTATTCTCCATTCGTCAAGCATTACGTCACCGTAGACTAAAATGGCCATTACTTCTCCAATAGTTGAATTAAATCAAATACAGTTTCTAATTTAGTTTGATTTGTTTTGTTTTGTAAAGTGTTTTTAAGTCCCATGTGTAATGGTTTTGGCCATTTATTAAAACTTGCCCATGCATAACCATCATGTTCTTCATTTAATATAGGAATAAACTCTTCGTTGACAACAACAAGATATGTGTGGAATTTAAATTTTTCATCTGTGCTTACAAAAGTTTCTAAAGGAATTGTTTTGGTAATTTTTGGTAAGTTGCCAATTTCTTCTTTTATTTCTCTCTGTAGGCTTTCCCATGGAGTTTCTTTGGTGTTGTTAGTACCACCTACTAAACCCCATACGTTGTTTTGTTTGCTCTGTACTCTATGTAAAAATAAAAATCTTTTGGTTTTTAATGAATAGAATAAGGCTCCGCTACAAATAATATCTTGACTCATACTATTAATTATTTAAAATAGTAGGTGCCAAGTGCCGTTTCGGTATTCGCCTTCGAAAGATAGCACCCATTCTTCGCCAGTCCATTTATATTGGATGCCTGTATTTAGATTAGTTTGGTAAATTATCTCATTATTTGCACTTGCATCAAACAGTATTGACCATTTAGATCCGTCCCATTCAACAATGTCGTTATTACTAGCAACAAAGTCAGTGTTATCTGCATTCTTCCAAGCATCAGGACCATCTGTATTGCTTGTACTTCCTATGTCTCCTAACAATAAGAATCTTGTACCTGCTGTTTTTTGTACTGTTGGATTAAAAGTAGTCGGGTCTATTATATAATCAATTTTACTTCTATTTCCTGTTGACCCTGCAATAACCTTATCTGTTGGGAAAGTGTCAGTGTCCCAATTTATAATTAAGTTTCTATCATCTGTACTGTCAATAGCAACACTACCATTAATGCTTGTTGTTCTTCCAGTTCTTGATAATTGTAACTGACTAAGACCTGATCTAAATTTACCAGGCATTGCTTCAACATATTGATTCCAAGTAACACCACCTATTTTACCTTTGTGAATTAATTTAGCAACATTACCCATTACTAATATATCTAAATTATTATAAGTTGTTACTCTTACACTTGCAGTATCTTTACGTTTCACCTTACTGCTTTCTTCAAGATCAGTTGTAGGACTTTCTGCACCACCATCACTATATGCTTTAAGTTCTGGCATAGTTTCACCTAAGTCTATTGTACCTCGACTTTCATCAAAAATACTCATCACTATATTTGTTATGACTCCAAGTTTTTTAACTTTAGTAGGAGGTGAAATGTATATTGGTGTTTTTAATCCTAATTGGCTAACATCTATTTCGTTTTCTGTTCCCACAGGAATACTTCTTGAACTAAAGTTTACGTTTTCTAGTTCAACAACACTTAAACTTGTCCAGTCTACATAGTTATCAGTGGTTTGTATTTCTAAACTAGGATTAAACATCATTAAAATTTGTTCCATAATTTGTAATTTTTGATCAGTGTTTGTAGACCAAATATCTGCTGTCATTTCTAATGTATATGGTGTTGGCATTAAACGTTCAACTGTCACGTTTTTACCTTGCGTGTTTAAATATTCTTTTCCTGCACTATCATATGTGCGTTCTCTTAAATGAACTTTACTTACAAATGTGCTATCACTTACTCTATCTCTATCTAATTGTAATCCTGATATGTAGACACTTATACGTGGAGCAGATGGGATTTTGTTTTCAGAGTTATCTCTCATTATGTGGCCAACCTGTCTAGTTATATCTCCGTACATGACAGGAACTTTTACTAAAGCACCTTTACCATCTTTATAGGTAAAATTACTCAACAACCTAATCATTTGAGTAACGTATCTTCTTATTTGACCATCATAGAAATGTTGCATTAATTATCCGCCTTAGGTTTAAGTGCTTTTGAAATTGCTTGTCTTTCAATGACAGTATCACCACCAATGTTTGTTGTTTTTGTGTTGTTAATAAACGAACCTTTTTGTGTATTCTTAGTAGGACTGTTAGTTAAGTTGTGTCTTACTGCATCTTCAACTTTTACCCAACGTCTACTATCAAATCTAAATAATCTATTTGGCATAAAATCTGTCCTTAAAAAATAATCTCCCTCAATACTTGCAGTTGGGAAACTTATACCATGACCAAATACCTCACCGTTCGGTGCTAATCCGTCACCTATTAAGTAACCTTGATATCCACTACGTTCTGGAGTTTGATTTACTCTACTTGCATCTAGGTTACCACTTGCAACACTGGCATCAATTGTTGCTTCATCTGTTGTTACAAGTTCTGGATTATTTTCTGCATCTACTTGTAACGTGTATAAGTGTGATGTGTCATATCCTGACTTAGGTGCATCTGCTTCTGCTTGTGATACAACCGCATCATTAACTTGCATTTCTCTTTCATATGTTGATAATACATCTCTTAAAGTTTGTGATGAACCTTCTTCAGTTGGTAAGTCAAGTATTTCTTTAAATTCTTGTGAATCAACAATCTGTTTCATTTTGATTCTGTATAAATGCGGATACCAAGTTTGTGAAAATCCTTCACTTGCACGATTTACATCTTCAACTACATAAAATCTTTTTAACGCAACACTATAATCATTAAGTGCGTGTTCATCTTTAAGGTGTGGTAATTCTAATACATCACCTGACATTATTTTTCTGCCTAAAGTTTTTACACTATAATTTATAGGCAATGTCATGAACAAGGTATCATTCTGTAAAAATAAACCAAATTGGCTCATGTCAAAATCTACATCTTGCACATTATAAATTCCACGCATTACATATACGTCAGGATCATACTTCCTATCACGGTTTTCCATGAAAAGCATATCCTGAATATTTGTTTCCTTGACCGCATTGTATCTAGGTTGATCTGCTGTGGCTTCTGTTTCGTCCGGATTCTTTGGTCCAAGATATTTGTGTACAAATACGTCTGTACCACCCACAGTGAACATCTCCTGTATGGTTTTATCTAGGAATTCGTAATCTTTACCCTTTTCAGGTTTGTATAAACTCAGTCTCGGCATAGTAATTGTATTTATCGTTCGCATAAATACATATAAGATGACAGATATTGTAACCCAAAAACAAGAGATATTCGATTATGTATCCGCAATGCTAGGCGGTGGTATGATCGATGTGGAATTAGACCCACAACACTATGAAATATCACTACGCACAGCATTTGACAAATTCCGTCAACGTTCTGATAATTCTGTAGAAGAAAGTTATATTTTCCTTGACACAACAATAGATCAAAACGATTACACTTTAGCAAATGAAATAGTTGAAGTAAGAAAAATATTTAGACGTTCAATTGGTTCAAGAACTGGTGGTGGAGATGGTGGTACATTATTTGAACCATTTAATTTGGCATATACAAACACATACCTTTTAGCAAGTTCTAACATGGGTGGATTAGCAACTTACAATATGTTTGCTAGTTACCAAGAACTAGTAGGTAGAATGTTTGGTTCATTTATAGAATTTAAATGGAACACAACAACAAAGAAACTTACTCTATTACAAAGACCTAGAGCAGAAGAAACACTATTATTGTATTGTTACAATCATAGACCAGATAGCGAACTTATGAAAGATTACCTTGCAAAACAATGGATCAAAGATTATACTCTAGCAAAATGTAAGTATATGCTAGGCGAAGCAAGAAGTAAATTTGCCACTATTGCAGGTCCACAAGGTGGTTCAACTTTAAATGGTGATGCTCTTAAGCAAGAGGCACAGGCAGAACTTGATAAACTAGAAGAAGATCTTAAACTACAAGTTGCAGGTGGAATGGGTTACGGTTTCACAATCGGTTAAAAAGTTCTTGACATCCACTAAATCATAGTATATACTAATAAGACAACATTAGGAAATATTCGTATGATAATAGGCATTTGCGGATTAATTGGATCCGGAAAAGACACAGTAGCACAAACATTAATTGACAAACATAATTTTGTTAAAACATCCTTTGCAGATAGATTAAAAGATGCAGTAGCAGTAATGTTCAATTGGAACAGAGAACTGTTAGACGGCAAAACTGATGAATCACGTGTTTGGCGTGAACAAAAAGACGAATTTTGGAGTGCTGAAACAGGTCGCGAAATTACACCTAGACTAGTTTTACAGGAATTTGGTACAGAATGTATGCGTAATGGTTTCTTTGATGGTATATGGGTAAGTTTAACTAAACAACATTTACTACAAAACAAGAATCAAAACTTTGTAATTACAGATGTAAGGTTTCCAAATGAAGCAAAGATGATACTTGAAACAGGCGGGCAGGTATGGCGTGTAAAACGTGGAATAGATCCTATGTGGTTTAGAGTTTATCAAGATATTGGTGTAGAACCTAAAGACGTTCACCCTAGTGAATGGGCATGGGCAAACACACACTTTGATGTTGTTATTGAAAATAACGGTACATTAGAAGATCTTAAAAATCAGGTACAAGGTCGCCTTGTTTCCAACGTGACCCCACACGTTGCATAGTCCTTTGGCAATTAGCACACACAGTTTTTAAATTACTAAAATGACAATCATTTAAGTTACCATTAATATGGTACACATTAAATTGTACTTGCTCTCCTTTGAAGCCACACTTGTCACAACTATCTTTTTGTCTATATCCGGCCTTGTACCAGTTAGGTACGCCATGACCTTTTCCATTATGCATACAGGTTTCACACTGCTTTCTATAATAAGTCTTGTTACCTTTCTTATAGTTTATAGCCGCTGGTCTTTGTTTACAATAATTACATAAGGGTCTGCTCATAATAGTATTTACCATACCTTTTTGCCCCCTTTTTCAGGCGATATTTACACTAGATTTTGGAACATTCGTATAAATACTAATAACGAAAGATCCAATAGGAGAACAAAAAATGGCAAATTTAGTATCACCAGGTGTACAGGTCAGTGTTATAGACGAATCGTTCTATACCCCGGCTGAACCAGGCACTACGCCGATGATTTTTGTTATCACTGCACAGGACAAAACAAACGGCAGTGGTACAGCAACAGCATCAGGCACAACAAAAGCAAAAGCGGGAACACCATACTTAATAACTTCACAAAGAGAGTTAACAGAGACTTTCGGTGATCCGACTTTTTATACAGATTCAAACAACAATCCAATTCATGGTGGAGAACTTAATGAATATGGATTACAAGCGGCATATTCTTATTTAGGTGTAGCCAACAGAGCATTCATTACTAGAGCAGATGTAAACACTGCTGAATTACAAGCGAGTGCAACAGCACCAGCGGCAAATCCTGCGGCAGGTACTTACTGGTTTGACACTAGCAATTCAAGATATGGTATATTTGAATGGAATGGTGCATCTGCTACAACAACAGGTGGACAATCATTTACAAATAAGATTCCGTATGTAATAACAGACAAAAACGAACAAGTAGGAAACGTAGTAACAGGTGACCCTAAAACATCTGTTGGAGCAATTGGTGATTATGCTCTTGTAACTACAACTACTGTTAATAAATTATACTACAAAAACTCCGATGGTGCGTGGGTTAAAGTTGGAACTAGTACATGGGTAGGTAGCCATCCTGCTGTGACTGGATCTACAAGCAATCCAACTGTAACAGGCTCAGCAACAATGGTGATTAACTCAACTACAATTACAGCAAGTGGTACTGCATTGTCAGATGTCGTAAGTGACATTAACGGTGCTGGTATTTCAGGTGTAAGTGCAAAAGCAGTTAATGGTAGATTAGCAATTTTCTCAACAACAAACAACATTGTGATTGCTGAAGGTAACGGATTATTAGCAGAGGTAGGAATAACAGCAGGTACATATTACTTGCCTAAATTAGCAATAGCACCTCACACTAATGTTCCTGAATTTAAAGCAACAGATACAAATCCAAGACCAACTGGATCTATTTGGTTTAAAACTACACAAAGTAACTTAGGTGCAAACCTTAAAGTTAAAAACTTTAACGGAAACACAAACCTTTGGACAGATGTAGTTGCTCCGATTTATGCAAACAATATGTCGGCACTTAAAGCACTTGATTCAACAGGCGGTGGATTAAATCTAGCAGTTGGTACTTTATATGTACAATCAAACACAACTGAATCAACGGCTATTGAAGCAGACTTTAAAATCTTTAGACGTAAAAACACAGGTTCAACTACTATAACTTCAAGCATAATTGCGGCACAGGTTTCAGCAGGAACTTATGCATTTACAATTAGTGAATCAACTACAAATTCAAACACGATGACAAGTCCAGTAACAGTAAGTATTCAACCTACTGGGGCGGCAACTGACTCAGAAATACTAGCGGCAGGAATTAATGGTGCTGGTTTAACAAATGTTAGTGCAAGTGTTGATTCAAGCAACAGAGTTGTTATTAGTCATAATGACGGTGGTGACATTAGATTTGTAGACACAAACGGTGTTTTAGCATTATATGGTTATGCGGCATACGTGAGTGCATCAAGTGGTACAGCAAACTTATACTTTGTACCAGGTACATCTAGTGCAACTAATCCTAAGCAGTTCTTAGCAAGTAACTGGCAGGTATTAACTTATACTGCAAGTGCAAATGCTCCAACTGCCTTAACAACAGACAATACTTTATGGTACAGTTCTGTTATTGACGAAGTAGACATTATGATACACAACGGAACAGACTTTGTTGGATATCAAAATTATCAATCAGGAAGTATTAACTACAATACAACTGATCCATTAGGTCCACAGGTTAGTGCAACAGCACCAACTACACAATCAGATGCTAGTGCGTTAGTAGAAGGAGACATTTGGATTTCAACTGCTGACTTAGAAAACTATCCTAAGATTTATGTGTGGAACGCAACTACTTTAAAATGGATATTAAAAGACAACACGGATCAAACTACAGAGAACGGTGTTTTATTTGCTGATGTAAGATACAATACTACTGGTGCAACAAGTGGCACAGCAGGAACTATTGTTTCATTGCTAACAAGCAACTACATGGACACTGACGCTCCAGATCCAGCACTATATCCAAAAGGTATGTTGTTATGGAACACAAGAAGAAGTGGATTCAACGTTAAGAAATTTAGAAGAAACTACGTTGATACTACTGCAAACAACTTACGTGGTAGTGATGCAGGCAACAGTATGTCAGCATACTACGAACACAGATGGGTAACTGAAAGTGCAAATCAATCAGATGGCGCAGGTTCATTTGGTAGAAAAGCACAAAGAAAAGTAATTGTACAACAATTACAAGCGATGGTAAACAGCAACCAAGAAATTAGAGATGATGAATCAAGAATCTTTAACTTACTTGCTTGTCCAGGTTATCCAGAACTAATTGGTGAGATGAAATCATTAAACAGTGATAGAGGCTTAACAGCATTTATCGTAGGTGACTCTCCATTCAGATTAACATCAGATGCAACAACTTTAAACAATTGGGGTAAAAATGTTAATTTGGCAACAGAGGACAATGATAAAGGACTTGTTACAAGTGATGAATACTTAGGTGTGTTTTATCCAAGTTTATTCACAAGCGACAACGCGGGTAATAATGTAACAGTTCCAGCATCACATGGTATCTTAAGAACCATTGCACTCAGCGATCAAGTATCTTATCCATGGTTTGCTCCAGCAGGAACAAGACGTGGTGGAATAACAAATGCAAGTGCTACAGGTTTCATTGACAGTGAAGGTGAATTTAAGTCAATCGCACTTAACGAAGGACAAAGAGACACACTTTACTCTAACAATGTAAACCCAATAACATTCTTAACTGGTGCAGGACTTGTTAACTTTGGTCAAAAGACTAGAGCCGCAAATGCTAGTTCACTAGATAGAATAAATGTAGCAAGACTTGTGATTTACTTAAGATCACAACTTAACAAGTTGGCGAAACCTTATATCTTTGAACCAAACGATAAGATTACACGTGATGAGATCAAAGCACAGGTAGACTCACTAATGTTAGAGTTAGTAGGTCAAAGAGCACTGTATGATTTCTTAGTAGTGTGTGACGAAAGTAACAACACACCATCAAGAATAGACAGAAATGAACTATATGTAGACATAGCGATAGAACCAGTGAAAGCAATAGAATTTATTTACATTCCATTGAGACTTAAAAACACTGGAGAAATAGCGGGCCTATAATATGATAAATAAAAGTAATAGGAGCAAATAATGGCAATTTCAACACTCTCAAGATTAACAGTGCCTTTAGATAGCAACGCAAGTGCATCTACTCAAGGCTTGTTAATGCCTAAACTGCAATACCGCTTTAGGGTATCGCTAGAAAATTTTGGTGTAAGTGCCCCAACAACGGAACTTACAAAACAAGTAGTAGATGTTACAAGACCAAACGTATCCTTTGAGCAAATTACACTAGATGTTTACAACTCAAAAGTATATTTGGCAGGTAAACATACTTGGGAACCAATCACACTTAACTTACGTGAAGACGCATCAAACAACGTTCAAAAATCAGTTGGTGAGCAATTACAGAAACAATTTGATTTCTTTGAACAGTCTAGTGCAAGATCAGGAGCGGATTATAAATTCGTAACCAGAATTGAAATACTAGATGGTGGTAATGGTGAGCAAACACCTGATGTGCTTGAGACTTTTGAATTGTACGGTTGTTATCTTGAGAGTGCAAACTACAATACATTGGCTTATGCAACTTCAGACCCAGTATCAATTGCACTTACAATTAGATACGATAATGCAATCCAAACTCCAGAAAATACAGGAATTGGAACAGCAGTAGGTAGAGCAATTAACAGTTCTGCGGCAACTGGTGTAAGTTCAGGTACATAATAATAATTAAAATATTAGAGATTAAAGGCGCTAAGGCGCCTTTTTTCTTCTTAAAATCACCATCATTTTATTTGGATAAATATTAGTATGGCAAATAAGATAACTCCATTTCTAAATAATCTAGTACAAGGGGCATTGAACCCTAAAGGTAACCTTGGTGACTATCAACATGGTGCAAGATTATATGTTGATGATGCCTTTAGACTAGCACCAAAGGTAAAATTTCTTTATCACGTAACGTTTAATATAAATGCAGACGCAAGTTCTGTTATTCCACAACTAGCACAAAAACATAGAAATGAAATCAATATGCTGGTCAAGTCAGTTGACCTACCTAAGTATGATATTTCAACTGAGGTTAAACATCAATACAATAGAAAACGTGTGGTACAAAAAAGATTAGACTATGCACCCATTAACATAGTATTCCATGATG